CTCCAGCCACTCTTCCGGGGTGTCCGGGATGGTCGGGTCAGCATGACGAGCCATCATATAGGCAATGTTTTCGAACAGCTCCAAAGAAAAGGTATCCAGCATGGAGCCGTCTTCGGAACTGGTGTCCACCGCTTTTTCAAGCTGTGCCAGATCTTTATAAATGTCCCTGCGGAACTTAATTCTGTAGAGACGGGGAATGGCGGCAGAGGCTCTGAAAAGAACCTCTTTGCCGTCGATTTCAATTTTCTTTGTGAGTGCCATAATGCTTGCCCTCCTTATTCAGCCACGACCGTCACATCAACGGTCGCAGTATTACCGGTCGTTCTGCCGCTGTCGGTCAGTGTAACGACATAATCCGCTTCACGGGTCTGGTCGGTAGTCGTGACCGTCAGGGTCGAACCGGAAACAACAGCCTGCACCATACCGGTCGTTTCACCTTCAATAGTAACTGCTGCCGTTACCGTACCGAGTGCACCGGAGATGGTTGCCGTTTCACTGTCTTCCAACCCGAGGATCATAGTCGTGGGTGAAACTCCGAAATTCGCATTCTGCGGCAGATACACACTGGTATACCAGTTGTTGTACGCAGTTGCGTTTGTAGTATCGGATGTTCTCGCCTTGACATAGCCGCCTTCCAGAGGAGATGCCTTGATGGTCAGGGTTTCGGTCTTGACTTCGATCTCTTCCTCATTGGTAGCGGATTCGATGGTCGGACGGGAAGCCGTGCAGTTGTACATGACATGGCGGATCTTCTTCTGGTCTCCGTCAAACTCGAACAGCAGCGCAAAGGCAGCGGTTTCCACCGTAGCATCCTCAATCAGGACGGAGTTGCTGTCCATGGTTTCCTTCAGTACATCGGTACGGAAAGAATCCGGAAGCAGAGCGATTTCAAGGTCGCCTTCATAGCCCTGATTGTTGCTCACGGTGTAATACGCATAGCCATCTGCGTAGAAGATGGACGGTTCTCCGTTGGCTTCCAGGGAAAGGGATACCGCGCCGGGGATATGCACCGGCGTTCCGAACACAGGAGCCCCCTGTGCGTTAAAGGTGAGAAGCGCATAATGGACGTTTCTCAGGTTATACTTCACTTTGTTTTTGGGCATTTTCTTTTACCTCCACTTGAAATGAATAAAGGACCTCATAAAGCTTTTCGGAGTCGATCCAGACTTCCGATTTGTTGTAGAAGATACCGGCTTCATCCAGCACATTCTCAACCTCAAGCTCCGTTTCCGGGTCCTTGTAGTCGGTATACAGTTCAATGTGAACTGCGTTGATTTTCTTATATACCTTGCCGTCTGCGGAGAAGTTGTTGCTCCCCGGACAAAGGTAGCAAATGAAAGGCGGGTCAGGTGACTCACCTTCCGCAAAATGGTCATAGGCATAAGGAATGCCCACGGCTTTTAATAATTCAACGATTGTTTCCATAGGCTTATCCTTCCAGTGCCTTTTCGATATCTTTCAAAAGCTTATCCTCTGCTGCTTCCTCGGCGGGTGCGATATGTGGAATGGCTCTTACTCTTCCACCGCCTCGTTTGGCATGACCATGCTCCAGAAGATGAGCCAATTGATATCGGTTTGAGGAATACACCGTTACCTGTATGGCATTGGCGTTTTCCGATGTAGTTTTGCTCTTCCAGCTCTTGGCATACTTGCCGGTTCTCACCGGAGCATTTGCGGAGACTTCTTCTTTACAGAACTTCCCTGCGTCCTTCACTGCCCGCTTCATATCATCCGTTGCCAGCTCAGCGTATTCTTCCAAGCCTTTCATGACGGCATCGGCAAGCCCGTCAACAGTTACTCTATCCATGCCTACCGCCTTTCTTTCATGCACATAATCTTCAGACTTTTCTTTTTGAAGTTCATGTGATCAATGCCGGTGATATTGTAAAGATCACCTCGAAATGAAATGCGGTATTCGGTGGAAGTGAGAGAAACAAGCGCCTGACACCAACGGACGGTAAAGGCAATCTTCCCCTTCTCCACCCGCTGACCGGCTGTCTCCGCTTCGGAACTGACTGAACTTTCCTCTCCGCTGACCGTTGCATGGCAGGTATAGTAATCCGTCCAGACTTCCCTATGGTTTCCGATGGCATCCACAGTCGGCACGTTCTTCTGAATCGTGATTTTTTCATTCATAGCTCCAATGTCCATCAGAACGCCGCCTTTCTCATTCCTTCGAGAATCGCACGAAGGTCAAGGGCGAGTTTCTTATGGTCAGCTTCCTCACGGTGTTCGTAGCAATATGCCACGGCATACATCAGAGCCAGGAGTGTTTTCTTATCCGTGGAATCGGTGTATTCCTGAACGGTCACACGGGTAACATCGGCACAAAGGGAAAGTGACGATTCAATCAGACTGCCAATCAATATGTCATCATCGTTATGATCTACCCGAAGGTAGGTTTTAGCTTCTGCCAATGTAATGGTCATGGGTTCCTCCAAAAGAAGGACGGCACCAACCCGTAAGCTGATGCCGCCGTATTCTTTATTCCTTCAAAATGCCTGCAGAACGGAGTCTGACAAGCAGATAGTTATTGAGAAAGGCATTGATGCCCGCCACATCGGTTGCTGCACAGTCCTCAAGGTCGTCCACGGCGAGAACTCCGCCCGCCACAGTCTTGGTGGCTTCGGCAACAGAAATTGTGCCGGAGTTGACGTTCAGACCGTCACCGACCTTCACGATGCCTTTCTGGGATTTGGTAGCGGTCTTCACTTCAGTGAAAGAACCGCCCTCAACTTCGCAGCCTTCCTCAAAGACAACTTTGCCGCCGAAATGGGTGGTATCTCCACCCTGCTCGGTATAATTCTTTACGTTATAGCTCATAACTTATTCCTCCATAAATTTTAGGGACAGCCACCGATTAAAGCGACTGCCCCGTTATTCTGTTTTCCCGCGATTAGGTGGTCTTCTGCTGAAGCACCTTGATGGCTTCAGGAAGGATGAGTCTGCCGTCCAGACGCTTGGATACCAGGAAGCCGACCTGACCGTTACCGGCATAAAGCTCGTTGAGACGCTTGATGCTGATACCCTGACGATCTCCGATCCAGTAGTAATAGAAGTCACCGAAAGCGATGGTCTTTGCACCGGCTTCGATTTCAGGAGCGAAGGCAGAGGTGAAGTAGCGCTTACCGAGAATGGTATCCACTTCCCCGTCCTTGATGGCAGGCTGCCACAGATAGTTTCCGGTGCCGTCCTTCAGCTTGCGGATCGCCTTGATGGTGGAGTCGTTGAGAATCCAGATGGCGTTCTTACGGTAAGGAGACTTGAGGCTGTAGAACAGGTCAATCAGCTCATCTGCAGAGATGGCAGTGGCATTGGCGGTAGTAACACCGACCTGTGCGCCGCCGGTTCCGTTGAGAATGCCGGTAGGCTTGTGAGTGCCGTTACCGTTGAGGAAAGCATCCTCTTCCTTGGCACCGATTCTGCGGGCAAACTCGCCATGGATATAGCTTTCAAGGTCGAAAGCGGAATCCTGCAGAAGTTCCTCGGATACCTTGATGAGAGAACCCACCTTGTGGGCATCCAGGTTCACCTGACCGAAAACCTCATCGGATTCGGTATAGGCATCTTCCTCTTCCATCCAGGAAGCCGTACCGTGAGAAGCCACGACCGGAATCTTGTGAAGTCCGTTGGAAGTGGTGATGACATGGGCATGAGCACGGATGACATTTTCCTCTTCCAGACCTTTGATGAGCTGACGCTCGAATTCGTCCGGAACAAGATAGCCACCTTCGCTGTCGGTTCCTTCGGAGAGTGCGTTGCGAAGTTCGGGAGTAACACCCCTCATACGGATCTGATTCCAGAATGCCTTCTTATAGGCATCGGAAGCACGGCCGGTCTTTTCATCCTGCTTCTGATTGTCGGGCTTGGAAGTGAGGGGCTTGCTGGTCGCATTCTGCATCTCACGCTCCATAGCGTCGAGTCTTTCCTGACGGTCGATTTCATGACCGAGGTCTACGATTTCCTGCTCCATACGCTCGTAGGTCTGGGTATCTTCTGCGGACAGAAGACCCTTTTCGTTGCGATGGGAATCCAGGAATGCCTTTGCCTGTTCCCAGGTCTTTGCACGGTTCGTGCGCAATTCATTAATCTTACTCATAGTGAAATTCCTCCATTATTTTAAAAGTTCGAGTCTCTTTTCGAGCTCGGTAATAGGTGTGCCGGTTTCCTCCGGCTGGGGTTCGGTTTTGGGTTCTTCGACAGGCTCCTGCTCCTCCGCTTTTTCTGCGGATTTGCATTTGGCTGTCAGTTTGTTCAGAAGAGCCATTTCGGTCTTTCTGCCTGAGAAGCTGAAAGAGGCATCACTGCACTTCTTCTTTTTCTCATCGGTCAGGACATCGTCCGCAAAACCAAGCTCAATGGCTTTGTTTGCATTCATCCAGGTTTCCTGATCCATCAGATGACTGAGCTTTGCTCTCGACATGCCGGTCTTAATCTCATAGGCATTGATAATGCTTTCTTTGACCTCGTCCAGCATTTCGATGGCTTTCTCCATGTCATCGTGATTACCGAAGGCAATCGTCATCGGATTATGGATCATCATCATTGCAGTGGGAGCCATCAGGACATTGGTCCCCGCCATTGCGATCACGGATGCCGCGCTGGCTGCGATACCGTCAATCTTGACTGTTACGCTTCCCCTGTAATCCATCAGCATTGCGTAAATCTGACTTGCAGCAACGCAATCCCCGCCCGGGCTGTTAAGCCAGATTGTTACAGGGCCGTCACCGGCGAACAGCTCATCATGGAACATCTGCGGAGTCACATCATCATCGAACCACGATTCTTCAGCGATGGTTCCGTACAGTTCCAGGACGCGCTCAGCCTGCCCCGACTCTGTGTCGGTCTGGTTTATCCAGTTCCAAAACTTCTTGTTTTTCATCGGACAAACTTTCCTCCTTTTCTGTGTTGTTATCTACATCGCCCGGCTTCATATAGGCGTTGTATTCGGTAATGTTTTGAAGGGGCAGCATGTTTCCGTTGATCAGATACAAATCGCCGCCGTCTTCCGCAGGAATCCTATCGAGGTTTTCAAGCTCACGGATGTCATTGGCCGACATCCAGCCGTTCTGTCTCGCTGTGGCATATCCCTGCATTCTGCTTTGATAGTCGCCTCGGAGAAGCCCTTCCACATTAAATTTGAAGAAGTATTCTTTCTTCTCTCCGTCGGTAAATAAAGCACGTGACAAACTCTGTTCCCACCGGATGACCCAAGGATCAAGCGTGTACTTCACAAATTCGAGAGACTGCTGTTCAATATTGCTGAATGAGCTCTTATCCAGGTCACCGACCATATGGGGCGGCACCCTAAAAATGCGGGCTATCTCATCAATTTGGAACTTCCTCGTTTCCAAAAACTGTGCGTCTGTGGGATTGATGGAAATCGGCGTGTATTTTAAGCCTTCTTCCAGAACAGCCACTTTGTTGGAATTGGCGCTTCCGCCGAACTGGCTCATCCAGGAATCCCTGATTTTCTGAGGGTCTTTCAAAACGCCCGGATGTTCCAATACACCGGAAGGTGCTGCACCGTTGGCATAAAACTTTGAGCCGTACTCTTCTGCCGCAATCGCAAGACCGATGGCGTTCTTTGCCATAGCGATAGGCGAATATCCGACCAGACCATCAAACCCGAGTCCGGGAATATGCAGCACATCCTCCGGCATCAGAATGACGGAAGAGTTCGGCATATCCGCACCCTCTTCAGAGCTTTTCTGATATCGGTAATAGAGCTGACCTTTGTCGTTACGGTCTACTTCCATCTTTCCCGGCATCAAAGGATACAGACTGATGATCTCGCCTTTGCCGTTTCGGATGATCTGCGCATAGGCATTTCCGTACAGCAAAAGGTGTGTCATCAGCGTTTCTCTGAAAACAAAGCTTGTCATTTCCGGATTCGGCTCATCGTGTAAAAGGAAATAGAGCGGATGATTCATCGCTTTTTCCTTACCGCCGTCGTCCGTATATTTGTAAAGATGTATCGGCAAGCCTGCCACTGCCTCAGCCAGAATCCTGACACAGGCATAGACCGCCGTCATCTGCATTGCGCTTCTCTCGTTTACCGCTTTTCCGGCGGCAGACCCGCCGAAGAAGAAACTGTAGCCGGAGCCCGCGGTTCTGTTCTGGGGAGAATCCCTCCTGTGAAACAATCCACTGATAATACCCATTGTTTTTCCTCCTTAACCGATAAAGAAAATGCCCCGGTCATCATAGACCGAAGCACTGTTGACATTTCCGCACCGAATCGCTCTGTCCAATGCCATAATGGTTGCGACAGCGCCATCGATTTTTTCCGAACTTTTCTCTTTGTCCGCTTTGATGTTCCCGGCCGGATCGGTGCGGATATAGATATTATCCATCATCCATCGAAGAACCGGATGACCGCCATGGGCGATCCGCTCTTCCAGTGTCAGCTTCATCAGTTCCTTTGTCGGCGGACTCATGGAAGCAAAGCCCTGACCGAAAGGAATAACGGTAAAGCCCATGTTTTCCAGGTTCTGCACCATCTGGACAGCACCCCACCGGTCAAATGCGATTTCCCGTATGTTATACCGGTCTCCGAGCTGTTCGATGAATTTCTCAATAAAGCCGTAATGAATGACGTTTCCCTCTGTGGTCTGAAGGAATCCCTGTCTCTCCCACACATCGTAAGGAACGTGGTCACGGTTTACGCGCTGTACCATGTTTTCCTCCGGAATCCAGAAATATGGCATCACCACATACTTGTCATCCTCATCTTCCGGTGGGAAAACCAGGACAAAAGCACTCACGTCGGTGGTACTGGAAAGGTCAAGTCCGCCGTAACAGACACGTCCTTCCAGTTCTTCCGGATCAACCTTAAACGCACATTTATCCCATTTTTCCATCGGCATCCAACGAACAGCCTGCTTGACCCATTGGTTCAGCCTGAGCTGCCGGAAAGCATTCTCCTCCCCCGGATTCTGCTTTGCAGATTCACAGGCGGCTTTGACCTTATCGATGCCGACCGTAATTCCAAGCGAGGGATTTGCTTTCTTCCATACCTCCGGGTCAGTCCAGTCATCGGATTCATCCGCGCCATAGATTACCGGATAGAATGTCGTGTCGATTTTTCTTCCTTCCAGAATGTCCTTTGCCTTCTGGTGCGTCTCATAACAAATCGACTTGGTATCCGTCCCCGCTGTGGTAATAAGGAAGTAAAGCGGCTGCATTCTGGCATCACCGGAGCCTTTAGTCATAACATCAAAGAGCTTCCGGTTGGGTTGTGTGTGCAGCTCGTCAAAAACAACACCGTGGATATTGAAGCCGTGCTTCGAGTACGCTTCAGCGGACAGAACCTGGTAAAAGCTGTTTGTCGGAAGGAAGACTATACGCTTTGTTGCCGTCAGAATTTTGCATCGTTTGCTCAGAGCCGGACACATACGAATCATATCCGCCGCGACCTCGAAAACAATGGATGCCTGCTGACGGTCAGCGGCACAGCCGTATACCTCGGCACGTTCCTCACCGTCTCCACAACACAAAAGAAGAGCGACAGCCGCAGCCAATTCGCTCTTTCCCATTTTCTTCGGTATTTCAATATATGCAGTGTTGAACTGACGGTAACCATTCGATTTCAGTGTTCCGAACAAGTCCCGTATGATTTGTTCCTGCCAATCTATCAGTTCAAAGGGCTTTCCTGCCCATGTGCCTTTCGTATGACTGAGGCATTCTATGAAGTTGACTGCGTAATCTGCAGCGTTTTCATCATAGTAGGACCCTTTCGCCATAAACTGCGTAGGCTTATATTTCTTCAGTTTTCGCAATCTGCACTCACCTCCTCAGGGCATAAAAAATAGCCGCATCTCTGCGACTTCCATTTTTCCACGATATCATTATATCACGTTCCCGCTATATAAGCTTCCACGATTTTACTCATTTGCATTTTTTCAAAAAGTTTTATATACGAGCAAAAGGGCCGCAGCCCTCGTGCTTTCGGGTTCTGTCAGAACCGCTTGATTGTCACGTTGAGGTTCTCATCCAGGATGCAGGTGTAACGGATCTCGCACCCGCTCTCGTCCCTGGTGATGACCCGAATGTCGCCCTCAAAGGCTTTATACATTCTTTCGATCTTTTCCCCTGCGGGAAGCTGGCTTTCAATCTGCTTAATGTGTTTCTCTGTCATGGTCTGTTCCTCCTGTTTTTTGGGGTGTTCCCCTTTGGTTGTGTGTATATTACCGTCATATCGACACTATATCAAGTCATTTACCGATAATAAATTACACGATCTTTTTGCCCGTTTCGACCGTATACTCTGGTACATATACACTTACTTTTTCTTCCGAAACACCCAGAAAAACGAATGAAATTTCCGTGCATGTTTCTGATTCCGCTGCCAATCGGCAACGAGTCTGCTCTTGGCAGTCAGCACGAACAGATCCTCGGCTTCAAAGCCGTTCTGCATTGCCAGCTCATACACAAAGCAGTGCATCCAGTATTGCTTTCCGGAGGAAACCTTATCCTGACATTTGAACACAAAAATACCGCCCGGTTTCAGCACTCTTGCTGCTTCCCTGACGGCATCGGCATATAGGTTTTGCAGTTCCGCTTCATTCTTGCAGACGGTGAATCTTCGGTTGATGATGTTCCCCTTGTCTTCTTTCAGCGACTTTCCGGTCGTTGCCAGGAACGGAGGGTCAAACATCAGACTGCTTATGGATTCATCCTCAAGGGGAAGATTCCGACAATCTGCCCGAACAACATCCTCGCTTTGCGGATTGAGGTCAAACCGCAGTCTCGGCGGAGGGATGTCTTTATAGAAGCCGCCCTTGGAATAGGTGCTGTCCGCTTCAAAGCCATCCGGCACATAGAGTTCCATAATCCATTTGAGGATTTCCGTCTGGTCGGTGGAAAC